GATACAACTGTAACAGGGAACGTCACGTCACAAAACCTCCAGCTTACAAACACGGAAATAGCAACTACTTGGACTTCAGGATCAGGAACACTCGAGATAGATTGTAAAAACAAAAGTTACGGTACAGCTCCACTCACGTCTATAGACGCGGACGTCGCCGCACTTTCCGTAACAAATTTACCAAGCGGAGGTCAAATTGTGGTACCACTCCTAGCATCAGGGGCGGATAGAAAAGTCTCAAAAGCAATCACGACGGGTATAGATCAGATTGCGTTTACGAACGATGTTTCTATAGCCCAGAATGGTCATGGTCTTTTGACCGTATCTAAATTAGACGCGAATATTTACATGAATGCAATTTCATTCACAGCAGCTTAAATTCTTTTTTTTAGAATCTTTCATATTATAGTAAGGCTTAAAAATAAAAAACCTTAGTATAATATAAAATATGTCTGGAGGTATAGCCCAACTCGTTGCAATCGGTGCCCAAGATGCGCACCTCGTCGGTCAACCCGAAGTTTCCTTTTTTAGGTCTAACTATAAACGTCACACAAACTTTGCCCAAACTGTCGAAAGACAAACTATCCAGGGCAACCCATCGGATAACGGTATATCCACTGTTAGGTTCGAGCGTAAAGGTGATATGCTCGGTTATGTTTACTTAACACCAGTTGGTGCGGATGGTGCGGCGCAAGAATATTCAGCCGCTAATTTAGCCGCCCAAATTGATAAAGTTGAACTCTTGATCGGTGGTCAAGTCATCGATACGCAAGATTCTACATTCTCAATGGACCTCGCGCCAACCACTATGTCCCAAAACCTTACTAAGTCTACGACGGGGTTTGCCGGTAAAAGCGGTAAATTCTACCCACTCAGGTTTTCGTTTTGCGAAAACGCCCAATCTGCGCTCCCATTGGTCGCGCTTCAATACCACGATGTTGAAGTCAGAATTACGTGGGGAACAATCGCCGGTGCTTCTTCGCGATGGGAATGCTTTTCGCAATTCATCCACCTCGATACGGAAGAACGCACTGCCTTGTCGTCTACGCCACAAAACATGATCATTACACAAACACAAAAAGCTATCGCATCTGGGGGTAGGATCCAGGAACTCAGCTTTAACCACCCAATGAAATACTTGGTCGCTAAAACAACAGGTTTGTCCGATCTTACATCTGCGGGTAACAAGATTAAGCTCCAAATCAACGGTACGGATGTTACCAATTTCAAGGATGCCGACCCACACTTTACTGCCATTCCAACGTACTACCACACACAATCATCTGTTTCTGCGGCTAACGGTCATAACGTCGCTACGCTTTTGGTTCCATTCTGTCTCGACACGTCGAAGCTTCAACCAACTGGGTCGCTTAACTTCAGTAGACTCGATTCTGCGCGTATCGTAAGTGATACCCAAAACAATGGTTCTGATATTTATGGTGTTAACTACAACGTTCTCCGTATTGAAAACGGTATGGGTGGTTTGATGTACTCGAACTAAATTATTTTTTATAGCCACTTATTATAAATGTTCTGGCAATTAGTTTTTCTTTTAGCTTTCATTTTTATCATTACATACGATCCTAAGTCCGGAACTTTGAATCATCTCGTCGACTCTAAACATCAAGAACCCGCTCAAAACGCGGAGTGTAAAGAGGGACATTACCAGGAGATTCAATTTGCTCAAATGGGGTATGATTGTCCAAAGGAAAATGGGGTACACATGGGCGCGATTATACGAACTTAAAAACATGATTACTAAATTTAATATACAATGTTTACTTTCGATAGAGATACCGCAATGATAGTCGCCGTTATAATGTGCATAGCCGCTTCAGTTTATATGTATAAAGAACTCAAAACGACCAAGGAAGAAATGGAAGGTGTTAAGGGTATGAATGGAAAAATGGCTTCATTTTTGTCCAGGGTCAGGCCAATACAAATTTCTAATTCGGTACCGGATACACCGATAAATGACACTATTAACGTTAAAAACGAAACCCAAGTCGTTACAGAATCTGAAGAAAATCAAGAAAGTGAAGAAGATTCTTCAGAATAATCATATCGTTCTATTATAACTTGCAAATGCGCAATGAAGAAATACAAGGCTATCGCAATACCTGTAACCTTTACAGGTTCTAAACCGAAGTTTCTTACCGTTAGGGACAGAAGATTCAAGGATTGGATTTTTGTCACCGGTGGATGCAGAAGAAGAGAAATACCCAACCCAATAAGATGTGCCCTACGAGAATTAGAAGAAGAAACGAGAGGAGTTGTAAATCTCAAAAAGGGTGAATATACCACTTTCAAGTTTATAGTAAAGGAAAGTCCCGGTGTAGAGTTGGAATATAACGTGTTCATATTTTTCGTAAATTATACACAACAGGAACAAAACGAACTCGTTAAGAAGTTTAACGATGAAAAACAAAAAACAAATTTAAAAAAAATACAAAAATTACCAATTAAGAGAACGTTTGATGAAAATGATTTCATGAATTTTGAAACCTTATCAGAATTCAATACGAAAAAACAATGGGATAGGATCGTCAAAAATGTACTCAATAACCCCGAATTTTATACGTGTGTAACTTCTCTCAATAGAAAAACCTTCTCTATTAAATAATGAAGTCTAAAGCCTATATTTTATCACAAATAAAAGATATATTAATTGAACATCATGGATATACAGAAAGTAAAGCAACAAGGTATTTAGAAGTTCACCAAAACGATAAAGTTTATGAACTTTTAGTACTTAAAAAGTCTTTAGCAGAACAGGAACAGTATCCAGAAATTTCGTATAGAAAAACCATATGGCGACATCACTACGATAGTGATGAATGAATATAAAAAAATAAAACTAATAAATTATAAGTATACACCATGTTTAAACAATGGTGTAAAGAACAGGGGTTCTTAAACAACTCCAATGTATCACATGTGCTCATGGATGGCGGTGTTCTTTCCGTGCCATTTGATAGATTGAATGATTTTTATAAAAAATGTATAGAAGCGTATAAAAAAGATGAAAAAATATTTGTAGTTGAACAAAAAACTGAAAACTATAATTTTTTTATAGATATTGACCATAAGGCTCGAGACTATTTAGAAGTATGTGACATATTCGATATATGTCAGTTAATATGTGGTATAGTTACTCGTCACGGTGGTGGTAATGCTTTAATATCAATAGCCGAACCAAAACCCGCTGGTGAAGATCTTGTAAAATCAGGTGTTCATATAAATTGGCCAGATTTCGTAGTAAATAAATCATCCGCAATAGCACTCAGAGAACACGTCATAAACGCACTTTCCATTTTCGATGGAAGTAAAAAATGGTCAGATATAGTTGATTGCGCCGTATATGGAAGTTCGGATACAAAAGCGCAAGGAAGTGGTTTTAGAATGCCATATTCACATAAAAAAGGTAAACACGAAAAGTGTTTAGGACGAGGGTGTGAAGAGTGTAACAATACAGGTAAAGAAATACAAGGTGAATATGTACCATTGTTTATTTTTAAAGGTGGTCAAGGACAATCTTTTCAATTACTTCAAGAAATACAAAATCCCAAAGAAGGTGACATTGAAATGTTAAAAATGGCAACCATACGCACACAAAGTACAACGCCTGTTATAATAGAAGGAGCGGTCATAGAATATAATAAAGAAGATTCTTTTTCAGAAGATGAAATAAAACATGAGTTTAAAGATCAGGAAGTGTTAGAACTCATAGAAAAATTTGTAAATAAGTATCTCGAAGGACAGGCAACTTCGCGTATCACGAAAATGTTTGAATGTAACGGTAGCTTCCTCGTGTCAACAAATTCTTTTTATTGTGAAAATAAAAAATGTAACCATAATTCCAATCATGTATGGTTTCATATAATAGGCGAAACAATCGCACAAAAGTGTTTTTCTACTACTGATATAATAAGACATTACGGGTTTTGTAAAGATTTTACCGGTAAAAGGTATCAATTATCGCCTAATATTATAAATCGTTTGTATAAAGAAGGCGGTGTTAAAAAGTACGTACCACCTATCACAAAATTCATCAAGAAAAAACAAGAGGAAGAAATAAAACAGTACGATTTAAATCTAACTGATCAACTTTCAGTTTTCATAATGAAAAACATGTTAAACACAGGTGACGATTTTAAAGTGTCTAAAGTAGAAATCAAAAAAACAAAGTCTAAATCAAAATCGAATATAAAAGAATACTCAGTTCGCACTAATCATACGTGTTTAATTTGTAACAAAAGTTACGTTATTTTTAGAATTGTAAAAGATAAGATTGAACAAGTGTGTAATTGCGAAAACCGCAAACATTATTTAGATAAAAAAATAATAGCTAAATTATAGAATATAATGCTAGCAGTAATTGTTTTAGCTGTTGTTATATACTTCGCATCGTCTATGATATCCATAAAAGAGAATAGTGTTACCGAAATACATAAACTCATACGTAAATCCTATAAATATTCAGGGTTAAATCCATCTATACACGGCGAATTCATAGAGAATATTAAAATGGCTCTAGAATACAGAACAGATATAACTTTATCTAAAAAACTAATGAATAGATCTATATCAAATCTAGACGAAATAGCACTCAGTTCAGTTTCCGGTGATACCAGTGTTTTAGAAGATATAGATATCATTATTAGTAATATAAAACTACATTTCGATGAATTATACGCTAATTTACAGAATGAAAGTGAGTAAAATACTTAAAAGAATTGTATTTATAATATTTATATAATGGTTTCGGGTGTAAAAACACGCTCGGGACGAGTTTCTAAAGTACCACAACGTTTGGAATTATTTGAAGAAGTGGAAGATGATTATAAGGAAGATGAATACGATTCCGATTACGATGTATTACAATCAGACGATGAAGATTTTTGTTCAGACGACGATGAAGATATTGAAGATGATGAAGACGCAGACGATAATGGTAATTTAAAAGGGTTCGTCGTAGACGATACAGATGAAGATGAAGACTACTCCGAAGAAGAAGAAGAAGAATATAGCGAGTAATAACGAGCTTAAAAAAATAGATACTTTTTTTATATATGGAAGCTGAAGTTGGAACACCGATTGAGTATAACCCAGACGAATTCA